TTGCACCGTTCGTGACACATTTGATCATACCTGAAACATCAAGAGGCAAATGATTCATGAAAATCAAGCATGAACACATCCGCATGGCGATGAATGCCTGGGCGCGTCCTGATGGCGAAAAAGTTCCAGCAGCTGGAATAACCCAGGCTTATTTTGAGTTGGGTATGACGTTTCCTGAACTGTATGACGATAGCCATCCGGAAGCCCTGGCTCGCAATACCCAGAAAATTTTCCGCTGGGTAGAGAAAGACACTCCTGATGCGGTTAAAAAAATTCAGGCGTTGTTACCGGCTATCGAAAAAGCAATGCCACCTCTGCTGGTGGCCCGGATGCGCAGCCACAGTTCAGTCTATTTTCGGGAGTTGGTGGAGACGCGGGAACGACTGGTGAGAGACGCTGATGATTTTGTCGCAGTGGCAATCGCCGGTTTCAATCAGATGAATCGTGGTGGCCCGGCAGGAAATGCTGTGGTGATGCACTAAAAGCACGGTGTTCGGGGTTTTTTATGAGCAGCAAGCTTCATGGTCTTGTCTGGGAAGGGTGCGCCTTCACCGGCATGATCTTATCCAGGGTGGCAGTAATGGCTCGCCTTGCAGACTACAGCAATGACGAAGGTGTGTCATGGCCTGCAGTGGAGACCATTCGTCGTCAGATTGGGGCAAAGAGTGAATCAACGGTTAAAGCGGCGATAGCGGAACTGGAAAAGAACGGCTGGCTGACGAAGGAGGAGCGTAAGGTCGGTGGGCGTAATGAAAGCAATATCTACCGCCTTAATGTGGAAAAACTCGAAGCAGCAGCTGAGGCGGCGCGTGAGGCATATAAACCGAAAAGAAAAATTAGCCCGGCAAAAAATGACCCGTTAACAGTTGACCAGTCAAATATTGCCCCCTCAACGATTGACCCGTCAAATTTTGATGGATCAACCGTTTGTAAAAAACAGCCGGTTAGGGGGGCGATGGTTGGCCCCGATCCGTCAGTATTAAAACCTGATCCGTCAGATAAAAGATCTTTTCGTCCGGAAGCTTCGCAACCGGACCCGCAGACGGCTGAACAGGACTTTTTAACCCGACATCCTGATGCGATTGTGTTTAGTGCAAAAAAACGTCAGTGGGGAAATCAGGAGGATTTGGTATGCGCACAGTGGATCTGGGGGCGAATCGTGAGTCTTTACGAACAGGCCGCCAGCGATGATGGCGAGATCACCCGACCGAAAGAACCCAACTGGACAGCATGGGCCAATGACGTGCGCATAATGCGGATGCTGGATGGCAGAACTCACAGACAAATCTGCGAAATGTTTGGTCGGGTACAGCGGGATCCATTCTGGGTAAAAAACATCATGAGTCCGTCAAAACTTCGCGATAAATGGGATGAGCTGGTTATCCGTCTGGGGCGTTCGCCTGTACAGCGTTGTGTGAATCATATTTCTGAACCGGACACCGAAATTCCGCCAGGGTTCAGGGGATAAGTTTGGTTTGAGATTGGTAAATGATTTTAACGGGAGAAATTTTGATGGAAACGTTGATTGATACGTTAAAAGCGATGCAAAAGGTGACGTGCACCGAGCTTGCTGCCAGTTTGGGCATTGAACCTGCAGAGGCGATTAAAATGCTGAGGGAGTACGAAGAGCTGGGAGAAGTTGTGTCGGTTAATGGTTACTGGTCTGTTTCAGAACGACAAACGGGCGTGAAAGAAAAAAAAGTAACGGTGTGTAAAGTGGAAAGAAAATCCCATCCGGTGGTCAGTAGAAAAGAGCGTGAGCCACTGAAACGCTGCGAAATCCTGTCCACACTTGCTCATAGTGGGGCAATGACCACCGCTGAGATTGCAATTGCTGTGGGGCGTGCTGATTGCGTCAGGTCGCTGGTTTCTGCGATGGAAAAGCTTTGCCGCGATGGCATGGCGATTAAGCTGGGACAGGGGAAGGGGTGTAAGTGGATGCTGGTAAAAGAAACCGGGGAAAATTTACCAGCAGAGCCGAAAGTTGTATCGGTAGCGAAAACACCTGGTAAAGCCTTTTCTCAGTCAGCCGGTGTTGCGTTACCAGTACAGGAAGCGGCAACACAGGAAGAAATTAAAACAGATACTGTGGGGGACATTGTGCAGTCGTTGCCATCGTTCACCGAAACGCGAGCGAATGGCCTGATTTTACCATCGCTGCATATGGCAAACCGCGAACTGCGCCGGGCGAAAAGTCATGTCCAGAAGTGGGAGCGAGTCTGCGCCGCGCTGCGGGAGCTGAACAAGCACCGGGATATTGTCCGACAGATTGTTGATTCCTCCAGTCGTATTGTGTCGGAAAAGTGATTCCAGGGGAGGGCTTATGGCAAAAGTATTTACACAGGAAGAGCGGGAAAAAATTAAAGGGCAGATTGTTGATCTCGTACGCCAGAGCGGGCGAGAGACGTTACGACAACTGGAAGCTAAAACTGGGGCAACAAGATATCTGATGAGCGTTCTCGCAAGAGAGCTGGTTGCCAGCGGCGATGTATACAACTCTGGTTACGGGTTATTCCCGTCAGCGCAGGCGCGTAAGGACTGGCAAAATGCCCGCAAAAAACTCTCAAGGGCAAATCTGAAGAAAACATCTGTGGTTGATCCGGACCTTATCTGGTCATTACCAGACGGAGAAATACGCCGCTACGACAGGCGTCAGAACATAATCTGTAGCGAGTGCCGGAAGAGCGCAGCTATGCAGCGTGTACTGGCTTTCTATCAGGGTAAATTTCAGGAGGCGATACTGTGAATGAAATTAGCTATCAGGCTTCAATTACCGCTGGCATTCACATCAAAGGAGAAGAGCATGGAAATAAAACCAGAAGATGAGTTAAGCAATATCGTTTTATTTCCGGTAAAAGAGGATGACCCACGTAATCAGGTTAATTTTCTTTATGAGCCATCGGAAAGAGCATATTGTCATCACGCCTCTGTTCGGGTTGACGAAAAAGAGCGTCAGGTCCGCTGTAAAATCTGCGGTGCAGTTGTGGAGCCGTTTGACTGGATGCTCTCTGTGGCGAAAAGAGAAACCAGACTGGCAGATGATGTAAGGCTATTGCGCCAGGAGGAACAGGAAAGACGGAAAAATATAGAAAAGTTAATTCAGATTGAGCGTAACGCGAAAGCGCGGATACGCAGGGCGACAAAATCCAGAACTGAATAATTAAATTTAGCACTGTAAATAAAATCAAATCCTTAACTGGAGGCATATCTATGTTAAATACACAGAAAACCATTAATGCGGAAAAATATAACGAGTGGGTGAGGAAATTTTCTGAGCAGATTTTTAAAATTACTGGTGACGAGAATGCGGTAAAAAATGAATTAGAGCCGTGGACACCTGAAGGACTCGACCAAAATTATTGCTGGTGGGATGTTGATCCAGTTGATGCTGCAAATGAAACTATGAGTTATCACAATGATTAATGTCAGGAGGCCGCCCGAAAGGGCGGTAAGAAATGACTACATTATTCAGAAAAGAATATCCGAGAAAAAGTAGAGCGACAGAATTTTTGTTTCTCATTATATTTATCGTGTTGATGATACCGATATCCCCGCTATTACTGGTCTGGTTTATCGTGAAAATAATTGAGCCAGTTATTGAATTGTATAACGACGTGGTGTGGGCGTCGTTCAACACACTGCACAATAAAATTAATCCGTATAAGGAAAGCTGATATGGCACTGACGAAAAAACAACGTGCAGAGCTGCGCATGAAGTTCGGCGGTCGCTGTGCTTATTGCGGCTGCGAACTTGGCGAAAAGTGGCATGCAGACCATGTAAAACCGGTCATTCGTTTTGATGGAAATATGCTTCACCAGGAACGTGACGATATATCCAACATGGTTCCGGCATGCCACCCATGCAATCTGCACAAGCATTGCAGTAGTCTGGAAGATTATCGGCGAATTATCAGTGATGGTCGTCGTGAATTCCTTGCGTCCGGGAAAGGCAAAGCGCTGGTTCGTATGGGATTGGTTGAAATGAAATCTGACCCAGTTGTGTTCTGGTTTGAAAAATATCAAGAAGGGGCTACGGCATGACGACTTTTACCAGAGAGCAGTTAATAGCTCACGCAGAGGAGACTATTGAAGCACAGAGACTGTGCATACCGGGCACAATCGACCATGACATCATCCGCACATATAAGATGGATATTGCTGTTCTGGAAATCGCACTGGTATCGCTGGCAGCAGAGCCAGCCGGTAAATTGCATGAATACAAACCAGTGGGATATCAGCGTCTGGTCGATGAGTTAACCATGCTGGTAAAGCAGTTAACCTGGCAACTGAGGAAAGCGAAGCCAGACTGCAAATTACCGGATAAGGCGATGAGTTATCTGGAGCGGAACGGACTGATAAGCGTGGAGGATATTTTACGATGACCTGGCCTGAAGCATTCACAACGGTAGGAATTGCGATGGCGGTGGCGCTGGTGGTGTATTCGATTTGCCGCTGGGGATAAATCGCCGAAAAAAGATCCCGACACAAACATGAGCCGGGATCTTTGATTTATATAGCCTACGAATCCGCCAGTAAGAGAGGGGGCGGACGGTTAATTCTAACACCGGAATGATGTGGGTAAAAGTTTATAAGAAATCGGTTTCATAACTTTGCCCACCATGATAGATACCGACAATAAAGACTTTTCTGCTATCAACGGCAAAAGCAATAATCGTTCTGTGGCGGAAATGAGTTACCCGCATCCCCTGGCGAATATCATCGCGTTTATTGCCCCGATGCGGGAATGTAGAAAACCCATCAAGATAATCAAGAAGCGCATTGGCATAATTGTCAGCAATGACGTTCCCTGCTTTCTCCGTTATATACCTGTGCAGGTTGATTATTTGTTGTTCGGCCTCAGGAGTAATGATGACTTCATATGTCATGCAGATTACTTCCCGGATCGAATCGCGGCGCGAACCTGTGAAATGGAGCGTCCGTTGTTTGGGGTTTCGCGGATAGAATCAAGAGAGGGGGCGGCTGAATGCGTTAACCACGCTTCGATTGCTTTATCGCGCTCATTCAGTGCGCGAAGCCCTTCACGAATGACCTCGCTTTCTGAAGCATAGGCACCGGAAGCCACACGGGCGCGCACCATGTCAGCCATTTCGTTAGTTAATGTAATGCTGAATTGTTGGGTTGTACGCATGGTAAACCTCACGGAGTAGGATAGAACACCATTCGATGATAGCACGTTGCCTGTTGACGACAACAGAAATCAGAGACAATATTGCCGCACGCCAGCTTGAACAACTGGCACCTGCTGCGCCAGCAGAGAAAACCGATGGCGCACAATACCAAACATCACAATTCTGATACCGCCCCTGCCAGCAGGCAAGGGCGGTGTTCTCACACATTCAAATATGACTGGTATCAGCACGATCCCTGCACTGAAGAACAGGCCGAATGGCTGATTCATAACTACCGCAGACGTGGGTATGAGTTTAAGAAAGCCCTTAGCCTCGACTACCATCACTGGATAATCTACGTCAGGCTCCCTTATTCCGAACGCCCGCCGCGTCCGTCCCGCACATTCCAGCAACGCATCTGGAGGTAACGTGCGGGTATTACTTCGACCTGTTCCGGTACCGGAACTCGGGCTGGTGGTCCTTAAGCCGGGGCGTGAATCCATGCAGGTATTCCATAACGGCAGGGTGCTGGTGGAGCCGGAACCGAAAAACATGCGCGGTATGCCGTCCGGAGTCGTTCCTGCCGTTCGCCAGCCGCTGGCGGAAGATAAAACATTGCTGCCGTTTTTCAGCGATGAGCGTGTGATTCGTGCTGCTGGCGGCGCTGGCGCACTGTCTGACTGGCTCCTGCGTCATGTTAAATCCTGCCAGTGGCCTCATGGAGACTATCACCACAGTGAAACCGTCATACATCGTTACGGTACCGGCGCAATGTTGTTGTGCTGGCACTGCGACAACCAGCTGCGCGACCAGACATCCGAATCACTCGGGCAGCTTGCTCAACAAAATCTGACAGCCTGGATGATTGACGTCATACGTCACGCAATAAGTGGTGCACAGGAACGGGAATTATCGCTGGCTGAATTATCCTGGTGGGCGGTCTGCAATCAGGTGGCGGACGCGCTACCGGAGGCAGTATTACGTCGTTCTCTGGGATTACGTGCGGAAAAAATCCGCACGGTTTACCGCGAAAGCGACATCGTACCGGGAGAGCAGACCGCCACCAGCATACTGAAGCAGCGCACAAAAAATCTTGCGCCGTTGCCTCACGTCCACCAGCAACAGAACACACCACAGGAAAAGACGGTGGTCAGCATTGCCGTTGATCCTGAGTCTCCGGAATCTTTCATGAAGCGACCTAAACGTCGCCGTTGGGTAAATGAGAAATACACACGCTGGGTGAAGACACAGCCGTGTGCGTGTTGTGGTAAGCCAGCCGACGATCCCCATCACCTGATTGGTCACGGTCAGGGAGGGATGGGAACAAAGGCCCACGATATTTTTACGTTGCCGCTGTGTCGGGAGCATCACAACGAGCTTCATGCGGATCCGCAGGCATTCGAAGAAAAACATGGTTCTCAGGTTGATTTAATTTTTCGTTTTCTTGATCACGCCTTTGCAACAGGCGTACTCGGATAAAAGAGGTTACTGATGGGGATAGAATTTGTTTTGCCTTACCCGCCAACGGTGAACACCTACTGGCGACGTCGTGGCAGCACATATTTTGTATCAAAAGCCGGTGAGCGTTATCGCCGTGATGTGGCGCTTATTGTTCGCCAGCAGCGACTGAAATTAAACCTGTCCGGAAGGCTGGCAATAAAAATTATTGCAGAGCCACCGGATAAGCGCCGCCGCGACCTGGACAATATCCTGAAGGCACCACTGGATGCGCTGACACATGCGGGACTGCTTATCGACGATGAGCAGTTTGATGAAGTTAATATTATGCGCGGTCAGGTTGTTCCCGGTGGTCGGCTGGGGATAAAAATCACAGAACTGGAGTGCGCATGAATAACCAGTATTTACAGTTTGTGCGTGAGCAGCTCATGATCGCCACCGCTGATTTGAGTGGAGCAACAAAAGGTCAGCTTGAAGCCTGGCAGGAGAATGCCATGTTCAATACAGGGCGTTACAGACGTAAAAAAATCCGGTACCGCGATAAGGTCACTGGAAAAATAGTAACGCTGGATAATCCACCGATCCCGGGAAAGCAATCGCTGGCGAAAGGTTCATCAATTGCCCTGGTCAGTCCGGTTGAGTTTTCGACATCATCATGGCGACGCGCCGTTCTGTCTCTTGAAGAACATCATAAAGCCTGGCTGCTGTGGTGTTACAGCGGTAGCATTTGCTGGGAGCATCAGATCGCGATAACGCAGTGGGCGTGGACTGAATTTAATGCTCAATCCGGTACCAGAAAAATTGCAGGAAAAACTCTGGTGCGCCTGAAGACGTTGATCTGGTTGGCGGCGCAGGCGGTAAAAGCTGAGCTTTTTGGTGGGGAAGGTTACGAATACCAGGAACTGGCGTTACTGGTGGGAGTAACAACCAAAAACTGGTCCAAGACATTTACTGGTCACTGGGTTGCAATGAAACACATTTTTCATCGGCTGGATGGTGAAGCTTTATTGTTGGTGGAGGGAACACGTTCAAAACAAAAGGCGGCATTTTCATAGCAAAGTATTGCAAAAGTAGATAAAAAGGCATATATTTCGTGTGAATCTAATATTTTGCCGTTTTTATACGTGATGGCAAAGCTAGTAAAACCCGTGACCGAGCGGGTTTTTTTTATCCCCAAAAAAATGGCATAGACATTAAACGTGATGATGATTGTGCCAATACTTTCTCCATCAATGACGCCCCTTGACTGCATGGAATCCAATTTGTTATGTAATGTGTGTTGATATTTTTGAGTTGTTAATGGTGTTACTATGGATGACAGTGCTCTGCTCAGAAACTCTTCACTTTTTGTTGCTTATATGGGCTGTCTAGGATGGGGAAGCGCTTATTTCTATGGATGGGGTACTTCATTTTACTATGGCTTTCCATGGTGGGTTGTCGGGGCTGGTGTCGATGATGTAGCACGAAGTTTGTTTTATGCTGTGACAGTTATCGTTATATTCCTTATTGGATGGGGAGTTGGTATTGTTTTCTTTTTGGGCATAAAACAAAAGCGCAATATACAAAATTTGAGTTTTATCCGGCTTTTTCTCGCGATATTGCTGCTTTTTATTCCACCTATTCTGGAGTTTTCGGTAATTCATCAGCATGTTGAGCCAGATGTACTGATTTTCTGCATTCTTGCTGCCTTTACAATCACGCTTTTTGTCAGGTCTGGAAGAAGACTTGTTTCAGTCAAATGTTTTTCGGAAATGTCTTTTATTCGTCATCACCGAATTGAGTTCATGATGGCTGGGTTTATGATTTATTTCTGGGCATTCTCTCTTATTGCCGGTTGGTACAAACCACAGTTTAAGAGGGAATATCAGGCGATCCACTATGAGAATGTATGGTATTACATTATTGCGCGTTATGATGATCGTCTGGTGTTATCGAAATCATACAGGAGTGGGGGTAAGAAATTCGTTATATTTAATAGCGGAAATATTAATGATTTTGAAATTAATACAGTCAGAGTGCGTTAAAATTTCTTGAGTAACAAAGATTTTTACCGCCCGCCATTGAGAGGTTTTTTATGCCAGAAAAATGGTTCGGTACATAAAATGTGCAGGTGGTTATTAATACCGGTCTTTCAGCTTGCTGGCTTTTTCGACAAGAGTTATTGGTATGTCACGTTAACCAAAAAAGAGAAAAAGACATGCTAAAACAGCAGGATATGACCGAAACAGCCAGAGTGGTGTTTAATGAATTAAGCGTCACTGAACCGGCAACAGTTGGGGAAATTGCGCAGAATACTTACCTTTCACGCGAACGCTGCCAGTTAATACTGACCCAGCTTGTTATGGCGGGTCTGGCAGATTATCAGTTCGGTTGTTACAGACGCCTTCCGCAGTGAAGGCTTTTTACTTTGTGGTAATGGGCGGCTGGTGGGTGTTAGCGGCACCTGCCAGCCATCTGCTCATGAATCGGGGTCACAAGCAAACCTCAGGCCCATCCGCTTTGCGCAAAAGCGGTATGAGCCTATCAGAGAAGTGCTTATTGATCTATGGTTGACACTGTAAAAATATCCAGTTGTGAGTTAATCAACACCGATTGCTTGGAATTTATCCAGACCTTATCGGAAAACTCTGTCGATCTTATAGTCACAGACCCGCCATATTTTAAAGTGAAGCCCGAGGGCTGGGATAACCAGTGGAAGGGCGACGATGATTACCTGAAATGGCTGGACCAGTGTCTGGCTCAGTTCTGGCGGGTACTGAAGCCTGCCGGAAGTCTTTACCTGTTTTGTGGTCATCGCCTGGCATCTGATATCGAAATCATGATGCGTGAACGCTTTAATGTGCTGAACCACATTATCTGGGCGAAGCCGTCCGGACGCTGGAACGGGTGCAACAAAGAAAGCCTGCGGGCGTATTTCCCGGCAACAGAGCGCATTCTGTTTGCCGAACATTATCAGGGGCCATATCAGCCCAAAAATGACGGCTATGCGGCAAAGGAGCGCGAGCTTAAACAACACGTCATGGCCCCGCTGATTTTTTACTTTCGTGATGCGCGTGAATCACTGGGAATAACGTCCAAACAGATAGCGGAAGCCACCGGAAAGAAAAACATGGTGTCGCACTGGTTTGGTACCAGTCAGTGGCAGTTACCGAACGAAGCTGATTACAGAAAACTGCAGGCGCTGTTCGCGCGTGTTGCAGAAGAAAAACACCAGCGTGGGGAGCTGGCAACGCCACACCAACTGCTGGTCAGCACATACAGTGAACTGAACCGGCAATATGCCAGTCTGCTTGAGGAATACAAATCTCTGCGGCGTTATTTTTCTGTATCGGCCGCCGTTCCTTATACGGATGTCTGGACGCATAAGCCCGTACAGTATTATCCGGGTAAGCATCCCTGCGAAAAACCGGCGGATATGTTGCGTCAGATAATTTCTGCCAGCAGTCGTCCGGGGGATGTGGTTGCGGATTTTTTTATGGGATCGGGGGCAACAATAAAAGCAGCAATGGGATTGGGGCGTCGCACGATTGGGGTTGAACTTGAGTCCGGGCGTTTTGAACAAACAGTTGGTGAAATATTGGTGCTGAACGATAAATTGCGAAATGCACAATTAGATAAGAACAGGAGCTAATCCTCGATTAATATCTAAGCCAAGCAGGATGCTTGGAAGTTCTGATATATTCTTATCGTTTTTCGGTATTTAAAACTGATTTTCGCTGGTTGCGAAAGCACGTGGTCGGGCACTGCGTTCACACATGCAGGAGGGTGTGAAGCCAGCTTTTTTGTGTGTATTCAGATGGCGTTCTGATTCTATAACGAGTTACGTGGACATCAGGGATGGAGAGAATAGGAACGCCATCTTAATACATTTTCCCCGTTTATTTGATATATCTTCCGGATAAGGGATTAGGTCTGGTTTTTTATGTCATTCAATAACGCTCTTCTATACTGTATACAATACTTTATCCTGGCAGTGTGTTTAAAACCTGAACTTATCCTTTGTTTCGTTTATAGACAGAAGGGTTAATATCGACTTATCATCAGCAGGATGGCAACAGATGTGTAAGCAGCTGGTCACCAGTTATACTTCAGTGGTACTTCTGAGTGCTTCTCTCCGTGAAATGATTATCATCCAGATGGCAGGAGTAGAGTGAATATTGATGATATTTCCAGGTTCTCCAGCTTGTTGCAGCGTATTGAGGATGTTAATGCTGAACGAGCCAGGGCCTTTAGTCGTTTGACAGTTATATTTTCTACCCCTGATCGCCTTTCAGGAAAGAACATTGTTTTATTAAACAGTGATGCCATCCATACGGTTTTTGAAGAGTTCATGGCTGCTAATTCAGAATTGCTGGCTCTTGTTGAGGAATACAACGAGATAGCCAGCCGTGTCGGTATGGATGAATTCAACGTCATACTTCGTGGATAAAAACATGCTTCATATTTTCTGTTAGCTCGCTACTGCGAGCTTTTTTGTATCTGAGCCACATCAGGCGCACATCAAAAACACAGAGCCTTTCAGGGCGGGGAGGGGGCTCTTGCCGTTACACCGTAATGCAAAATAACAGCATACAAAAGGTATCGGTGATGGTTGTTATTGGTGTGGTTTATTAAAAAAGTGTAAGAAAATTATGAGCGTTGTAGTTGAACAAAATGGTGAAATTGTATGAGCTCGGCATAATGAAAGTTCTGAAGGTATTGCCTGCACGCGCTGTGTAAAGGACGGCACGCAACTGCGACTCGTTGCCGTCCTTGAGGACGCATTTACTCAGGCTAAAGGCGAGTTGCTATGCTGGGATGACGGAAATGGAGTGCCGAATAGCTGCACTTCCGCCTCCTAAATCAATTGTAATATTCCAGTAACCTGAATGCGGTACATGAAGGTGGGCCGGTAATCTCTGAAAAAAACCGCCACCACCGTGATGATGAAAGCTTCTTGCGTTGCGGTAGTTATTAAAGTTTGTATCTGTCATCAGCAAAATATTGCACTGATGAGAGCAGTCAACCACTACCGTATCTCCTGCATTTAAATACATTCTTTTATGTAAAAACTGCATGTGATTTCCCTGAACAGAGGTAATCAGCCATCCCTCTTTCTCTATGATGAGCCAGCGTCCCACCACTGGCGGGCTGAATGCTTAACATATCCAGGGTTCAGAAAACGTTAAACCCTGATAAATATCCATATCTTCAAACGTTAATAAAATGTCAGTTACGGGGCCGCTGATGGTCCTTTTTATTTACAGGAGAATAAATATGTCTGAACCCTTATCCGGTTCCGGCACTGCTGTGGCGCTCGGCGGGGCGACGGTATTCGGGCTGTTTACCGGGACGGATTTCGGGATTGTATTTGGTGCGTTCGCTGGTGCGTTATTTGTGGCAACAATGCCGCAGACACTTTCAGCCTGGCGTGTGGCTGCACATTTTCTGGTGTCCTTTATTGTTGGTGTGCTTGGGGCGGATGTGATGGCGTCTTACCTGGTTGAAAAACTGAATCTCCACAGCACATCTCTCGACGCGCTTTGCGCGGTACTGGTATCGGTGGTGTCGGTGAAGATTCTCTCATTCATCCACCAGCAGGATATCGCATTGCTGGTATCCGGGCTGTTCTCCCGTCTGCGGGGTGGAGGCGGTAATGTTAAGTAACCTTCCCGGATTACTGAATGTGGTGTTAAGCACGGTTATCGTGCTGACGCTCTTTTTTTATCGTCGTGGTGAGTCGAGACATAAACCGCTGATGTCGTGGCTGGCCTGGCTGCTGATGCTGCTTTATGCCTTTGCGCCGCTTTGTTATCTGTGTGGTCGCTTTCCACCCGGTAACTGGCTGGTCGTCCTGATTAACCTGGTGTTCTGCGTGCTGGTGATACGAGCACGCGGGAACGTATCAAAAATCCTTGTATTACGAAGGCGCTGATATGAAGTCGAAAGATGAAATTTTTGACGAAATTCTGGGAAAAGAGGGCGGTTACGTCAATCACCCGGATGATAAAGGTGGTCCGACTAAATGGGGCATCACTGAAAAAGTTGCCCGTGCACACGGTTATCAGGGCGATATGCGTGACCTGACGCGTGGGCAGGCGCTGGAAATACTCGAGGCGGACTACTGGTACGGACCACGATTCGACCAGGTTGAGGACCTGTCTCCTGATATTGCCGCAGAGTTGTGCGATACGGGCGTGAACATGGGGCCAACTGTGGCGTCCAGAATGCTTCAGCGCTGGCTGAACGTTTTCAACCTGCGCGGGAAACTCTATCCGGATATGGATGCTGATGGACGCATCGGGCCGCGTACTCTTAATGCATTACGGGCATATCTGAAAAATCGCAGCAGGGATGGTGAACTGGTACTGGTGAAAGCCCTGAACTGTACGCAGGGCGAGCGTTATCTGGAGCTGGCAGAGAAACGCGAGGCCAATGAGTCGTTTGTCTATGGCTGGATGAAAGAGCGCGTGGTGGTTTAAAAACTGACACTGAAGTGCTGAACACCCTCAACTCATGCAGGCTCTTTTCTGGGGCTACGATGAGCGAAAGTAAGGGGCATAGCATCAGATAGCAAAAACCCCGGCTGCGGTAACAGTCCGGGGTTTTCTGTTTCTGGCCCTGGGTAAGGCAAAGGAGAACATGAGGAATTATAAACTAATTCTGTTGAGGTTGACTATGAAAAACGGCCTTGAATTGAAAGCGCCTGTAACTGATGACATCAGCAGAGCGGTGGCTTTTGCCATTAAGTGGGTGGCGGTCGGTATCGCTGTGTCTCCGATGCTGTATGGGATGGCAAAATTGCTCATTGCTGTGAAATCGTAAGTGGGGCAGGGGTAAATATGTCAGATAGCATTATAAAACTGGCGCGAATTCTCTGTGTGGTTGTTGGCCTTTCATTTTCAGCAATGTTGGTTGCCATTTTCATTTCCACCGCCTGGCGAGTATTGAGCTTATCCGGATTGATTGGTGGATAGTGAGATGAAGCGAAAACACTGGACACACAGAATGCCGCGAACGGCGGCGAAATGGGCACTGGTAGCGATACTGGTGCCTTTTTTCCTGGTGGGATGCGTCAGCCTGGATAAGGCGCGCCAGCTTTTCGATACAGCTTCTCAGGTCTGTGAAATTGTCGACGGTGTTCGGCAGTGTATGCAGAACTGATCGCCTGTAAGAGCAGAATATTGTTGAATCTAAATTTACTTTGAACAGTGGCCCGGATGGAAAGGGCATCTAAATAGGAGCAGAAAAATGTTAACTGTAAAAGTCATGTCTCAAAATGGTGGGGAAGAGATCCATTGCGGGCGTAGCATTGGCTATCATCCTGAGCAGCGGAGTATTGCCGTATCGGGAAAGGATGGGAAAGTCATTCTGAAAGATGGAGATATTGCTTATGTAATGAACCAAAACGCTCAAATAATATCTGTTTATCGGCCCAATAATAGTCAGAAAAACATTTGAATTTCGCAAGGCCAAAGTTCAGTGGTGATCGTTATCAACTAATTGAAATAACAAGCTTATGTATGTGTAATTGGTGATATAGCATGTTAATGCTGAATATCAGCGTCAACATGGAGTTATACAATGGTTTTTAAACACTATTACGTGAACAAAAATGCTCAGAGCAATGGCGATCATGAGGTGCATGCTGAGGAATGTTCATATCTTCCTGCTGTAGCTAACCGCGATTACCTTGGTTACTATAGTGATTGTTCTTCGGCGGTAACAGAGGCAAAGGCCAAAGGATATTCCCGGGTGAATGGTTGCTATTGGTGTGCCAATAAGTGCCACACGTCTTAATCAATTGTCAATAAACCATAAAGGCCGCTCTGCGGCCTTTTTTCTTTCAATAACTGATTGATTTATAATATCTTATGCCGCTTCGTTCCACTGTGTGTCCACATTCAGTGGAGGGTGAGGGGAGTAAGCCCGCTACATTGCGGGCTTTGTCTTATAGTCTTATCACTGTTTCAAGGCGGTGAGGGCACCAAAAAGAAAACCCGCAGTTTTTACGCTGCGGGTTTGTTGTTCATATCTGTGAGATAGGGTGCCTTATCCGGCCTTACCCTGGCAACCGATTGACGGGGGATAGCTCCCCCGTCGCGGTTTCCTTACTGCTTACACTGTAAGAACGCCGCAAACTCCGCTCCCCAGAAGCTCATCCGTATTTCACACAGCGAACCGTGCAACATCCAGATGATGAGGATTGCCGTCACACAGAACGTGATGGCCGTAAGCGATTTTTGCGACATAGCACTTGCTCCTTTTCCGGAGAGGCGCTAACCTTTCACTTGTCAAGGTAATGCGGTTAGGGCCTCGGTTAAACAGAGATGTTTTCCGGGGCCTTTCCACATCTGGCCTTCGGGTATTCCCTCCGACCATCAGCCGAAAGGCACCCGCGCGTAATCTATCGCTTTTTTGTTACTCCGGCAATTCTGCCTGTTAATTTTGAGGCAAAGGCAAACTCATCTGATTGTTTCCCCTGTGTGAAGCTGGCAGCTCATGCCACGGGATACCTTCTGAAGAGTGAACGCCGGAGGCGTGTTTCGATGTGAATTTATGAAAAGCTTCCAGTGTTGAGAAGCATACGCCGCATTCTAGATTGTTACACTGGTAATACTTTTGCCGCACGGTGTTTGAATCATTTTCCGGACGACTGGTACGGATGCGGGCAGATGCGCCACAAAGCGGACAACGGAACATAGCGACCTCCCTTAACGTAGTGCAGGGGCTATTCTAAGTTGTTCTGGCTCATACTCCAACAGCCAGTCCGTTTCGAGCGAAAAGCGGTGATTTAACTCTTGAAGAAATAGGCTTTGATACGATTTATCCAAAGCCTGTAAAAGATTGGAATGTTTTTTATCCTGTCATCTATTTTGGGAAAAGATCAGGAAATAGTTATGCACTTATAGATTTACTATAGCATTGTATTATTTGAGTACACCCTCATGTTTTGATTTGTGCGCTAATAGAACTTTTCTGTCTTTTCTTCTGCTCTTGAATGTATGTCTGCACCATTTCTGTTATGGTTGAAAATGCACTATGTTCTTCTATAGTTATTTTTAATTTAAATGTTTTAATGACCGGATTGGTAAGGTTATTTGCATCAACTCTCACCTCAATTGCACCATTCACTTTCTTTGGTTTGTTGGCTGTATATACGAACAACGGGAATATTTCTTCTTTGACTTGATGACGCCACTCTTCGCATTCCAGCGATACAACTTGAACTGGCTCATTTCTCTTTTCTTTATAATAAAAATCGTTTTTATCCCTTTCTGTTGGAGTAAGAGATAACAAAGGACCAATTTCTTTTGAAATTATACTGGATAGCGGTGTTTCCAAAGCTCCCCAAGCGTAAGGCATTCTTTCTGTTACGCCACATACACTACGCCATTTTCCTTTGGGGGCGGTAGGGGCTGAAGGTAGGTCAATCCTTTTGCTTTCAGTCAGCTCTTCCATTATCTCCCAATTAAATCCACACAGACGAAAATCTCCTTTTGCTGTAAATGTTACCACAGCACGTTCAGCGATAGTATAACCTGTGTTTTGTAATAAAAACGACAGCGGGTATTTTATTGCCTTCGGATTAATATGAGTATGACAGTTTTTCAGTATTTCTTCACACTGCTTTTTCCAAAGTGGATAATGTTTTTCTTTATAAAGAGAAATATCATCTGCTGATACAGGGAAATACTCCTGTTGACTAAATGACTTGATGATTTTTTCTAGTGATTGTGGGGTAGTTTGTTCATTGTCAAAGTTTGTAACCAATGGGAATGCATCCGTTAGTTGACAAAGCAAATTATCAACTTCATATTCAGATAAAGCTGTATAATAAGGAAGTACAATATTTAATTGCTCGTCATCGGCTACTTTAATGCTGAAATCGGGCATAGACTGAGTGAATTGCTTCAGCTTAGCTTCCAGCAATTTAATTTGTTTATCCTTTTCATCTGGCTCAGCAGGAAGCAACCATGAAGAAGGCACTTTATAGCAGATTATATTATGTTTTATTGCTGAAAAACGTGGACCGCTATCATTGGTAATGATTGCCACCTCCGAATCTGGATCGTCAGCGCAATACCCTGCCGCAATACCAACAAAACGATCGTCGGCCTCCTGATAATCCAATTGTTCAGATAACTGTTCACATGGTTTCAGGCTTAGATCCATGGTAAGAAAAACTCGCGGCGAGCGTTCACGAATAACAAGAGTCATGTCAGTTGAATCAACTACTTGATTAAATAGGCTAGCAGCCTTCCTTGCTTTTTTGGATAGGCGGGAATTACCTTGCCCTTTCTGGCGGTCAATCTCTTGCTGAATGGGCCTTGTAATAATGATACATACTTCATCACAAGCAGTAATCTCGGAAAAATTTACCTGCGTCAAGTCCTTGCATTGTAGAAAAATGTTTGAGTCTGGGAATAAATACAGCTTTTTGTTCATTCAAACCTCAACTATGTCAATGGTGTTAGATTAATATAATAATAGTTATCAATTGGTTATCAAAGCATGATTCTTACCACCCCTGATGTCAGGTAGGAAAACACCATATGTTTCTGCTCTGTTTTTCCTTAGAAATAGGCATCCTTGCTGGAACAAAGCGAGCAGCTATATTGACTCTATGTTGTGAGTGTGTTGATCCGTTCTGAGTTAATACATTTAAGTTGCTCACTCTGTTTCTGCTATCCATTCCGGGATTTTGGCTTCAAGCTCAAGCTGCGTGGTAAAGCCACTGTTATCAATGGTGTGCTCGGCTTTTGCAATAATCCAGTCCTGATTATCAATTTCGCTTTTAAATCCTGTTACCGTGCCATGCATTTCGGGGTAGAGTTCTGCGCGTCCACGTGCCAGTGTGATGGAGAACGCTGCGGCTCCGCGTTGTAGCTGCTGCCACTTTGCCGCCGCTGCGCGTCTTGCTGCCTGCTCGTTCTGATAAGTCTTGCGTAACACAAACACATTGCCTTCTGCGCCTTCCATATAATCACCTTCACGGCTGCTGCTTTTCTCCTTTTTGGGTTTTGGCGGTTTGCGGCGTTTCACGCTGACTTTTTTCTTTTTCCCGTAATTAAGATCAAGCCAGTAAGCGCGTACCCCCGTATACGCTTCGCGGTCAGCAATGCGGAACTGATGGCGATCGCCACTGCTGCGCGTGATGGCGAACGAGGGCAACGGCTGGCCCTGTGCGTTCACGCCACCGCCTGGCATGATGAATAACAGATTACCGCTTTTTACCGTGGTGATTGCGCCCAGCATTTCCGCCATGCGCGTAAGGAAGGACATGTCGCTTTCTTCGGTCTGGTCGGCGTGGTCGATTTCGATATCCATCAGCATTTCGCTGATTTGCGGTTTCAGACCGTACCGATGAGCGATGGCGGATACCACACGCTCAACGGTCACATCATGCCAGGACACCTCTCGTTTAACGTTAAATTCATCCCGAAAATCTGCGCTTCTGGCTGAAACCGTCAGCCTGTCCGGCGGTCCTTCGTGTGCGATTTCATCAACAATGTAAGTGCCTTTTTCTGTCAGCGGTTCTCCTTTCCAGCCAATGAGAACCGTCAGGCGCGCACCCCGTGGCGGTAGCTGCAACTGACCATCCGCATCATCCAGCGTGATGGTGAGCTGGTCTGCTTCAAATCCCCGGTTGTCGGTCAGTGACAGGCTCATCAGGCGCTCTGCCACGCCTGACAGCGTTTTACCCTCCGCGAGAATATCAAAATCCGGCATTTTCACGGGGTCTGTGCTCTGACTGAGCAATTGCATGGTGGTGTCGGTCATCTTTCCCTCCCTGTGCGGCATGGTCGCATGTGCGTGCGGAGGGGGTTACTGCTTTTTGTTGTCGCCGGGTCGGGAGAACGGCGCAGGAGTGAGATTACGCGCGTGGTGGGTGATGATTGTTGCCGAATCATTTAACGGATACAAGGGGCTGAAGCTATGAGTGAAACTCGTTTTCATGGTGCCCGTGTTACGGAAAATACCGACCTGGTAACAGCGATTAATGATGTTGATTCCAGTGTTATCGGTATCGTGGCAACGGCGGATGATGCGGACGCGGAGCTGTTCCCGCTGAACAAGCCCACACTGCTGACCCGCGTCAATGACGTGCTGGGAAAATGCGGAACAACGGGGACGCTTTATCGTGCGCTTAAGGCCATCGCAGACCAGGTGAGCACAAAGGTGATCGTCGTTCGCGTGGCTGAACACAAAGAAGAAGACGGAAAGACGCAGGATCAACTGGTTATCGGTGGTTCTGAGGATGACGGCAGCTATACGGGGATGTATGCGCTGCTTGTTGCAGAGCAGGATGAAAGCATCGGATACCGTCCGCGTATTCTGGCCGCGCCGGAGCTGGACACGGAGGCTGTAACAAAATCCCTGTGCGTGATTGCAGGTAAACTGCGCGCGTTTGTGTATGCCTCATGTTACGGCTGTAACACGATGGCTGAGGCGATTACCTACCGCCAGAAATTCAACGAACGTGAGGTGATGCTCTTATGGCCGGACTTCATCGCCTACAACCCGAAAAGTGGTAAAAACGAAACGTTCCCCGTGCCTGCCTATGCGTGCGGCCTTCGTGCGTACATTGACCATGAGCAGGGCTGGCACAAATCGCTGTCCAACGTTCCGGTTAAAAATGTGCTGGGGATGTCCAGACATGTGTTCTGGTCGTTGCAGGCCGAAGACAGTGATGCCAACAGCCTCAACAACAAAGAAATCACGACCATTATTCGTCGCAACGGGTTCCGCTTCTGGGGCAACCGCACACCGGAAACGAACGCCTACATCTTTGAGGTGTATACCCGAACCGCACAGGTGCTGGCTGATTCAATTGCGGAAGCGCAGTTTGAAACCATCGACAGTCCACTGACGCCTGCGAACGTGAAGGATGTTATCAGTGCCATCAGAGCAAAACTGGATTCGCTGGTTACTGCCGGGAAACTGATTGGTGCGGAGTGCTGGTATGACGTGGTGGATAACGGCACCACGAATTTACGTCAGGGACGTGTGCGTATTCGCTACAAATATACGCCTGTTCCCCCGCTGGAAGATATGGAGCTTTACCAGACGTTTACTGATGAATTCTTTGGTCCCGCATTTGCGGTGCTGGGAGGTGCCTGATGGCTGTACCAAAACATCTTCGCTTTTTTACGTTGTTTGTGGATGGTGAAAACGAAGTGGGCAAAGTGACATCCGTCACGCCGCCCAAACTGACGCGCAAAACCGACAGCTATCGTGGTGGTGGCATGATGGGGGCGGTAAGTATTGATCTCGGTCTGGACGACTCCGCGCTTGATGCGAGTTTTGTCATGGGGGGAGCTGTTCGTGCGCTGTTCCTTAAATATGGCGGCACGATTGACGGCACGCTGCTGCGTTTTGCGGGTGAATACTACACCGATGCAGAAAGCGATCTGTATGAAATCGAGATGCGCGGGCGTGTGACGGAAATTGATATGGGGGAAGCCAAACAGGGCGAAGCCACATCACACACTTACGCTGTCAAAAACACCTACTACAAGCTGAGCGTTAACGATCGCCCGCTGTGGGAAATCGACCTGTTGAACCACATCTACCGGAAGGACGGCAAGGACATTGTGCCTGACCGTATCCGTTCCGCGCTTGGGCT